TCTACACAACCTGCATTAAGAGGATTTATTGAGGAGTTCCATAAGAATTGTCGATTTATTCTTACTTGTAATTTTAAGAATAGATTGATTGACCCTTTACATAGTAGGTTTTCAAATATAGAATTTAGAATTAATCCAAAAGATAAACCTAAACTTGCTAGTAAGTTGTTTGAACGAGCAGTTTATATTTTGAAAGAACAAAATGTGGACTTTGATGAGCCAGTTCTTGCAGAATTAATCAAGAAACATTTTCCAGATTTTAGAAAACTTATTAATGAATTACAAAGATATTCAGTAAGTGGTAAAATAGATTCTGGTATTCTTGTAAATGTATCTGATGAGAATTTAAAAACATTATTGAATTATTTAAAAGGTAAAGACTTTACCGAAATGAGAAAATGGGTTGTTAATAATTTAGATAACGATCCAGTTAAAATCTTCCGAAAGATTTATGATTCAATGTATGACCATTTACAACCTGCTACAATCCCACACGCTGTTTTAATTATTGCTGATTATCAATACAAGTCAGCCTTTGTTGCTGACCAGGAAGTTAATTTAGTTGCTTGTTTAACTGAATTAATGTCGCAGGTTAAATTCAAATGAGTAAATTTAAAGTTAGTATTAAAACACAAACGGTAAGATTCACCAGAAATAATGGATACGATATTGTAGCACATCCTATAAAAGAATCTCAATTAAATAGTATGTTAATGGTTAAGTATGTTTATTTTTTTGGTTGTGGTGATTACAAATTATCACCAACTATAAATCATATTAGAGAAGGTGAGGTAATTCGTGCTGACGCTAAAAAATTATATGAATGGATTACCACAGAGCAATCAAAACACTTTCCTAATAATTCAATGATTGTATATCCAAAAGGTTTTAGTGATCCTTGGTTAAATATACCTATAGGACATAAAGCAACTAAAGATTGGTTAAAAAAGACAGGACATATAAGAGATAAAAACGATATAGAACATTTAAGACATATGGGTAGTTCAAAGTTTAATTCATATAACGGTGCTGTGTTTAAAGATTACAAGAAAAAATTAGATACAAATGTTATGTCTAAAAAAGGCACTATCGGAGAAGAAATTATTAAGAAATATTTTCAAATGCAATTAGGAGTTAAGAAAGTTATATCAAGTGGTGATGTATATGCCAAATGGGATTTAGAAATAGATTATGTACCAGCTTAAAGATTATCTAAACGCCATCAATTTCACAAAAAAGAATTTGATGGAGTCCGAAGATAGAATGTGGGTCAAAAAATATCCAGCATTTATAGTCAATAAAATATTATCAGGTTTTTCTGATACTCTTATGCTTGTTAATGAAATGAATAAACATCATTTTCTGGATAAGGATATGCAGTTTCACTTTTTAATAAATAGTGTTAGGTCAAGAAAAAGGTTTAGTCCTTTTTTGAGAGCGAATAAATTGAAAGATATTGGTATAGTGAAAGAGTATTATGGGTTCAATAATGAGAAGGCGAAAGTCGCTCTTGATATTCTCACTAAAGACCAATTGAAAACACTAAAAGAAAGATTATTTAAAGGTGGGAAAAAATGAATGAATTAGATAATAATTGGCAACCCGAAAAAATGCTTGAGGTTCAATTAAAAGAACCTGATGATTTTTTAAAGATTAGGGAAACATTAACAAGAATTGGCGTGGCGTCAAGAAAAGACAAAAAGTTATTTCAATCGTGCCACATATTACACAAACAAGGTCGATATTTTATTGTCCATTTTAAAGAGTTATTTGCTTTAGATGGCAAGTCAGCAAATTTATCTGACAATGATATTGAAAGAAGAAACACTATTGCTCAATTGTTGAGTGATTGGGGATTAATTGCAATAATTAATACCTCGGTGGCGGAAAAGAAAGCACCTCTATCTCAAATTAAAGTTTTAGCTTTTAAAGAAAAAGGTGAATGGGATTTACAAGCGAAATATAACATAGGCAAAAAAGCAGAAACAGATACACCGCAAGATGAAAGTACCAAAGTTTAACGAGTTTATTGCAGAAGGAGAAATCAAACCATATCGCTTTGTGTTGATATGGTATGATGATCCTGAGGATCCAGATGAGCCAGAAAAAACTGCCGACAAGATTATTGAAGAAGGTAAGAAATTAGGCTGCACAGGATTTAAAGTTGATATTGATGGTGCATATTCAGATATTACTGAAGAAGGTACCAGATTTATTTACGATAAAGATGGTAAAAGTTTTAGGGTAGATGAGGATACTTTAGTCTTTGTTCGAGCACCAGTTACCAGAAGAAAGTCTTGGTCAGATTTATTGACTCAATTAGAAAGAGAAAATATTTGCTGTGTTAATAATAGACATTGTATGGAAACTACCTCGGACAAATATAGAACAAGTTTAGTATTAGCAGAGCAAGAATTAAATCAACCAAAAAGTATTTTAATTCACCATCAGGATAAAGCATTGGATGCTTTTGATAGATTAGGTGCAAAGTTTCCTGTTATTATAAAAACATTAACAGGTTCATTAGGAGTTGGAGTTGTAAAAATTGAAAGTGAAGAATCTTTAAATGCAACAACCCAACTTATGCATAAATTAGATAACAATATGGGAGTTTTAGTGCAAGAAATGATACCAGCAAAATATGATGTAAGAGTTCAAGTTGTTGCTGGTAAAATTCACGGTGCAATAAAACGACCAATTGTTGCTAAAGATTTTAGAAGTAATGTATCCTTAGGCTCAGAACCTGTGCCACATAAACTAACTACACTAGAAGAAGAACAAGTAATCAAAGCGGCAAAAGCAGTTGATGGTTTATGGGTTGGAGTGGACTTTATTCCAGCAAAAAATAGAGAAACGGATCCTCCATTTTTTATAGAGATTAATTCCACACCTGGAACAAAAGGATATACTAAAGCAACTGGTGTGAATTTGTGTAGAGATGTTATGAAAACATTTATGGACAGAGCATATTGGTTAAGACAACAACCATTTGAATCAATTTTTGGCTTGCAAAATTAGTTCAAATTTGTTATAATATATATTATGAAAGGAGTTATATTATGGTTAATTCAGCAGACTTATCAAGTAATCCATTATTCAAAGCATTAGATAAAAAATACGAAGCAGATATAGCAAAAGGCTATGCAACAGCTTTAATTTATTTTAACGACCCAGTAGGTATTGGAGAACATCCACAACACCTAGAGGAGTTAGATAAAATAATGGAATCTATTGCAGGTGCAGAAGATAAAAGAAAAGCATTACATACACATTTTAAAAACAAACAAATATAATATTAATGAAATTCTATACAAGTGTTTTACCTTATAGGGGTAAATTACTAGTTCGTGGCGTCAATGAGAATGGTGAGCGAAAAAGATATAGAATTCCATACAGACCTTCCTTATTTGTTCCTGTTCAAAAACCAACAAAGTATAAAACATTAGACGGTCGTTATGTTGAAAAGATTACTTTTGAGAATCAATTTAAAGCTAGGGAATGGATTGAAGAATATAAAGATGTAGCTAATTTTGAATATTTTGGTAATACAAGATATCAATATCCATTTATTGCAGATACATTCCCTGGTAAAGTTAATTGGGATATGAATCAAATAAGATTAGTAACCATTGATATAGAATGTGCAAGTGAAAATGGGTTTCCAGATGTTGAAAGAGCAGAAGAACCTATTTTATGTATCACCGTTAAAAATCACACAAATAAAAAGATAGTAGTTTTCGGCACAGATAATTTTGTATCTGACCGAGATGATGTGACCTATTATAGATGTTCAACTGAAAGAGCATTAATCGAAAAATTTACAAAGTTCTGGACAGAATTTAATCCTGATATTATTACAGGATGGAATGTTAAGTTTTTTGATATACCTTATTTAATGAATCGTTTTGTTAATTTAATGGGTGAAGAATATATCTTACAATTTAGTCCTTGGAAAGTTGTTAATAAAGCAACAACCAATATGACTGGCAAGGGATATAATAAACAAGCAAGTTATTGGGACATTATGGGCGTTTCTATTTTAGATTATTTTGATTTATATAGAAAGCATACATTTATCAGACAAGAAAGTTATAAACTAGATTATATTGGCCAGGTAGAATTGGGTGAAAGTAAAACTGAAAATCCATATGACACTTTCAAAGAGTTTTATCAAAACGATTATCAATTATTTGTAGAATATAATATCCAAGATGTGGAGTTAGTTGATAAGTTGGAAGATAAAATGAAACTTATTGAATTACATTTAACAATGGCCTATGAAGCAAAAGTAAATTATCAAGATGTATTTGGGCAAGTTAGAGTTTGGGATAGTATTATATTTAATCATTTAAAGGAAAAGAATATTGTTATTCCTTCACAAAAAGAATCAACAAAGAGTCGTGCTTACGAAGGTGCATATGTGAAGGATCCTGTGATTGGATTCCATGATTGGATTTGTAGTTTTGATTTAAATAGTTTGTATCCACATTTAATAATGCAATATAATATTTCACCAGAAACAATGGTCGGACACGACCCTGAAAAAGTTAATGTAGCCAAAATGCTTAATCAAGAAACTGATTTATCAAATTTAGATACAAGAACAATTACACCAAATGGTGCTCAATTTAGAACAGACAAAAGAGGATTTCTTCCTGAATTAATGGATACACTTTATAAAGAGCGAGTGATATACAAAAAGAAAATGATTAAAGCAAAATCTATGTATCAAGAAACTGGTGATAAAAGATTATTAAAGGATATTGCTACTAATCACAATATACAATTGGCAAGAAAGATTGCTTTGAATAGTGCTTATGGTGCTATTGGTAATCAGTTTTTTAGATATTATGATACTAGACACGCTGAAGGCATTACAATGGCAGGTCAATTAACAATAAGATGGATTGAAAGAGATGTAAATAATTTTTTAAATGATTTATTGAAAACAAAAAATGTAACCTATGTTGTGGCGTCTGATACTGATTCCATTTATGTTAAACTTGGTGGTGTTGTAGATAAAATATTTAAAGATAAATCTGATACAAGAAAGATTGTCAAAGTTCTGGATAAATTTTGTGAAGAAAAATTACAAAAAGAAATTGATAAGAGTTTTGATAAACTTGCAAAATATGTAAAAGCATTTGACCAAAAGATGTTTATGAAAAGAGAGGTGATAGCAAATAAAGGAATATGGACTGCTAAGAAAAGATATATTTTAAATGTATTTAATGAAGAAGGTGTGGATTTAAAAGAACCAAAGTTAAAGATTATGGGTATCGAAGCAGTTAAGAGTTCAACACCTGCTCCTTGCAGAATCAAAATTAAAGAAGCATTAAAAGTTATTATGTCCAAAGATGAACAATCTTTAATTCAATTTATAGATGAGTTCAGAAAACATTTTAATAAATTATCTCCTGAAGAAATAGCATATCCTCGTTCCGTTAATGGAGTAATTAGATATGCTGATAATACAAATATCTATCAGAAGTCCACACCAATGCATACAAAAGGAAGTTTATTATATAATCATTATTTAAAAGTTCATAAATTGAATTACAAATATGAAAAGATTAATGAGGGTGATAAGATTAAATTTGTCCAATTAAAAGAACCTAATCCTATAAGAGAAAAGGTAATTGCATTCCCTGGTAAACTTCCAAAAGAGTTTAATCTTCATAAGTTTGTAGATTATGATAGTCAATTTGATAAGTCATTTTTAGAACCATTACGATTTATAGTTAATGCAATAAATTGGAACTTTGAGAAACAAGCAACATTGGATAGTTTCTTTTAATGACGGATGAAGAAATAGATAAAGAGGTAAATGAATTTTTAGAAATGTTTAGTCATATAGATTTGCCAAATCCAGAACAATACCCTAGATGTTTTGCCTGGTATGTGAAATTATACAAATACTATAAAGAACAAGAAAAAAGATAGATATGTTAGAAAACTACGATAAATCACTATATGACCGTCTTATAGCCGCCGCTACAGACGGAAAACTGCCTGTTATAGATAGTAAGTCATTTGAATTACTGAACGAAACCTACGGTAAAGAGACCTTTAGAGATACTTTGTCCGAATATATTGCAACAGAAAGACCAGTATTTCCACTTAAAGAAATCAGCCATTCAGGGATGAGAGCTGCTTTCTATGACCTGCAAAAGTTCGATACGAGCTCCATTTGCACACCATTTGAGCAAATAGAAAAAGAAGTGTTTGAGAAATATGATGACTACAAGTTCAGTTTTGACAAATACGGAATCGGACTTATTAATGGACCTAGCACTTATAATGATGTGAGTAATTACTTTCACCAAGATTTGAGATTAGAATGTGGGAGTTATGGGTTCAGAGCTCCGAAAGAGGTGTGGGAGAACGGGACTGCAAAAGACATTTGGAAATGTCTAGGACCTATATGGAGAGGAATTAATGGAGTTCAGAAAAAAGTTATAAAAGAATTAGACGGAAGTGAAACAGAAAAACTAATTGGTGGTGAGTTATCAGAAAAAAGTTATATATCAGCATTTAGATTAGGCACATATATTGCAACACAATTTAAACCAGTTGTTGCAAAAACAATTTATGATATCACAAATGCCAAAACGGTATTAGATACAAGTTGTGGTTGGGGTGATAGATTGGCAGGTTTCTTTGCTTCGGATGCGGAAGAGTATTATGGTTGTGATCCTAATCCAAATACTTACCAAAGATATCAAGAGCAAATTGCTACATATAACAAACTTCTTACTAAACCTAAAAAGGTGACCATATGGAGATGTGGAGCAGAAAATTTACCTTGGGATAAGATTCCAGAAATAGATTGTGCATTTACCTCTCCTCCTTACTTCTCTACCGAAGAATATAATAAGGGAGGTGACCACGAGGAAGACCAATCGTGGCATAAGTTTAATGAATATGAGAATTGGAGAGATAAGTTTTATTTACCAGTTGCAGAAAAAACTATGAATAGTTTAAGTAATGGTGGATGGATGCTAGTTAATATTATGGATCCAAAAGTAAAAGGAACAAGATATTATTCAAGTGATGAATTGGTAGATAAGTTTAAAGATTCTTTTATGGGTCAAATTGGAATGAGAATTATGCAACGACCACAAGGAAGAAAACAATATAAAACTAAAGAGGAGTTAAATGCTTTTATGGCAAAATACTTTATAGAAAATGTATGGGTGTTTAGAGGAGTTGATAGTGGCACGGAAGAGTTCCGACACGATTTTGATTTATTTAGGAATTCAAGAAAAGCAAATTTAGATAATTTTTTTGCTTGATTTAAAATAATAAATAGTGTATAATAGATAACAAATAAAATGATAATAGTTCAAGCTCGAGAAACAAATGGCAAAAAAGGTAAATGGCATTTCCATTCTATCTATTCTGATGGTATGCCTGGTGGTAAAAAAAGAGAAAGAGATTATGCCAAATTGTTTTCAAAACCTGATAAACAAGGTAGACGAGAATTTAAAGTTGAGGTAAAAAAGAATGGCTGATTTTTTAAAAGATATAATTAAAGAAACTGGAAATGAATTTGCAAGTCTAGTTTCGGAAGGTGTAGAAGCAGGAGATGTTGATTCATTTATTGATACAGGCTCATATGCTTTTAATGCATTATTAGGGGGTAGTATCTATAACGGTATACCTGGAAATAAAATAACTGCAATAGCAGGTGAAAGTGCAACAGGTAAAACTTTCTTTGTATTAGGAATATGCAAACACTTTTTAGATAAAAATCCAGATGGAGGAGTTATATTCTTTGAATCAGAATCAGCAGTTACCAAAGAATTGATTGAAGATAGAAATATTGATTCCAAAAGAATGGTTATTATGCCAGTAACCACCGTTCAAGAATTTAGACACCAAGCAATAAAAGTTTTAGACAAATACAATTCACAGGATCCTTCTGATAGAAAACCATTGTTATTAATATTAGATAGTTTAGGTATGTTATCGACCACAAAAGAAATGGAAGATACAGCAGAAGGAAAAGAAACAAAAGATATGACAAGGGCACAAATTGTAAAAGCTGCCTTTAGAGTATTGACATTAAAATTAGGCAAAGCAAAAGTTCCCCTTATAATTACTAATCACACTTATGATGTTGTTGGTAGTATGTTCCCTAAAAAAGAAATGGGTGGTGGTTCAGGTCTCAAATATGCGGCTAGTTCCATCATCTATCTTTCTAAAAGAAAAGAAAAAGATGGAACAGAAATTATAGGAAACATTATCCATTGTAAAAATTACAAATCCAGATTAACAAGAGAAAACGCTTTAGTAGATGTTCGATTAACTTATGATAAAGGCTTAGATAGATATTACGGTCTATTAGATTTAGCATTAAAATATAATATATTTAAATCAGTATCTACTAGAATCGAGTTGCCAGATGGTTCAAAAACATTTGGCAAAACAATTAATAATGACCCAGCGAAATATTTTACACCAGAGATTCTGAAAAGAATTGATGAAGAAGCTTGTAAAAAAGAATTTAAATATGGAGATGTAGTTGAAATATCCAAAGAAACACAAGACGACCAGTCCTAAGCATCCAGATGATTTTGTTTATGTAGAAAAACCTGGAGAGGATTTTACTGCAATAAAATTAATGAGCGGACCATATGCTAGTATAGTTTATAAGTATGGCAAAGTTGGATTTGCTCCTGAAACTGAAGCAGTTGCTGGTGCTTTACCAATGAAATTTGACTATACGGTTATAGAAAATAATATAGACGCTGATACTGATAGTCAAGAATTTATTAATCATATTGGTGACATATTAGTT